CAACGCCACAAGAGCACGTTTTGGAATTTAATCATATTTATAACAAAACTACAAAATATGGCTAATATCCCTATCTGGCCCGGCTCAAGTAGCTTCTTTCCAGGCGATACACCTTTCGGGTTTTATGATAACGACTATCAATTTCAACAGGATGCAGACAAATTTGCAAAATTTGCTGCTCAACGTTTAGGATATCCATTAGTTGAAGTTGAACTACAAGACATTAACTTGTATACTGCCCTTGAAGATGCCGTAACAACTTACGGAAACGAATTATATGCTTATCAAGTAGCAGACAATTTATTGACATTTCAAGGAAACCCATTAACTATTGAAAATGCAAACAACAAACTCGTGCAAGAAACACTTGCAAATGTTGTTTTACTTTCAAACCAATATGGAACAGAAGCAGGTGTAGGTGGTAAAGTAACTTACTATAGTGGTTCTATTCAATTATACCGAGGCAAGCAAGAATACGACATGAATGAATGGGCAATTTCCCAATCAATTTCAGGTGGTATTGAAATCAAACGCATCTACTATGAAGCACCTCCTGCAATCATGCGATACTTTGACCCGTACGCAGGTACAGGTACAGGTATGATGGGTATGTTAGATTCATTTGGTTGGGGTTCATATTCTCCTGCAATTAACTTTATGTTGATGCCTATCAATTATGACTTACAGAAGATTCAAGCAATTGAATTCAACGATCAAATTCGTAAATCGCAATATACATTTGAATTGGTAAACAATCAATTGAAAATATTCCCTATTCCGATTGTACATTACCAAACATTGTGGTTTCAATATGTTAAATTAGAAGAAACTAGATACCCATATGCTGAAATTAGTGGAAGTGTAATTACTACAGCAATGGATGTACCGTATGCAAACCCAACATACTCTAATATCAATTCAATTGGTCGCTCTTGGATATTTGAATATGCACTTGCCCTAGCAAAAGAAATGCTAGGCTATGTACGTGGAAAATACACTACAGTGCCAATTCCTGGTTCTGAAATTACATTAAATCAAAGTGATTTGATTACTGCTGCAACAAGTGAAAAAAATGCTTTAGTTGAACGTTTACGAGTATACTTAGATTCTACTTCACGTAAAGCTTTACTTGAAAAGAAAGCAGCAGAAGCAGAAAATCAGAAAAACATTTTGGCGGATGTGCCAATGACAATTTTTGTAGGATAATATGGCATTATTTGGAACCCAACGCGACGTATCCCTTTTTAGACACATTAGCCGTGAGCTGATGTGGGATATTATTTCCCAACAGTGTGCCTTTTATCAATTAATTTCGGAACAAACTAAAGTAAACATTTATGGTGAAGCTGCAGGTGCTAAATACTACAATGGTCCTGTTCTACTCAATGTTTTAATTGAAAGAGGCGACAATGCTTCCCCAGTAGATGATTTTGGTGTAAGCTTTGATCGTCCTATGACATTTAGATTTTTACGTGACGATTTACGCGGTAAAAATCCTGTCAACTCTGGTGGTGGTCCTGATGTAGGTAACTATGATGGTTCACCTTATGGAGCAGATATATTACCTGAAGTAGGTGATATAATTATGTGGAACGAATCGTATTGGGAAATTGACAATGTAAATGACAATCAATTATTTGTAGGAAAAGATCCTGCATACCCATACAATCAAAACCCATTAAACCCAGGATTAGAAAACTATGGTTCAAATATTTCAATTATTTGTACCGCACATTACGTTCCTGCCGATAAACTAGCCATCTCTCGCGAAAGACTATAAGACATGCCTTCAACAAGAAAACCAAATCCAAAAAGCCAAAAACAGATCTCCAACGATCAGGTGGATCCTTATGTTTTCCCTGAAACGAATCAGTCTTTAGGCAACCCTAACATACCTTCGGAATTTCAACAATTTACTCCAACAAAACAAAGTGGTATAGAATTTAACCGTTCTGAACAGATGTCCTTTAAAGGAGATACTGTTAAACCATTTGTTGTAGGTTTGAAAGACATTGATGAGGCAATAATGTTTTACTTTCAAAACGTTATACGTCCATTTGTTTATCAAAATGGTGTGCGAATTGAAGTACCTGTAATTTATGGTTCACCTGAAAAATGGAAATCTGTATCAAAAGATGGATACTACAAGGACAAAAATGGTGCTGTAATGGCCCCACTAATTATGTTTAAAAGAGATACAATGGATAAAAACCGTTCTCTTACAAACAAATTAGATGCCAATCATCCAAATTTATATACTTCTTGGGTAAAAGCATATAACTCAAAAAATGCATATTCGAACTTTAACGTATTAACAAATCGAATTCCTGTAGAGCAATTCGTTGTCAATGTAGTGCCTGACTACGTTAATTTAACATATACATGTGCTATTCAAACGTACTATGTTGAGCAAATGAACAAAATAATTGAGGCGATTAATTATGCTTCTGATTCATATTGGGGTGATCCTGAGCGCTTTAAATTCAAGGCCTCTATTGATTCATATAGTACCGCAATTGAGATATCTGACACAACAAATCGCATTATAAAAGGCACTTTTACTATTAAACTATTTGGCTATATTGTACCAGATACAGTACAAAAAGATGTAACTGCAATCAAAAAATACAATAGCAAAGCGCAAGTAATCATTGGTTTAGAAACTGTAAATGGTGTGTCTGAATTTGTTTCAACTACCAATAAAAAAGTACCATCTTTATCTTCTGCCACTATAGTAAGTGGGGGTGGAGGTGGCGGCTCATTAAGCCAAGCAACTATAATATACTTGAACACAAATGTACAGCAAACAGGTACATATGTGAATTCAACCACAATGACATTTGCAAGCGGATGGTTAGGTGCTCCTCTAGGACTCCCAGAAACATCAGCAGCTAACTTTACAATATTCTGTAATGGAAACTTAATTGAAGGTACTGCCATCTCCTCGTTTACACAAGCAGGTGGCGTAACCACATTGGTAATTGATCCTACAGCACTAGGATATAGTTTTACTTCAGTTGATGAGGTAATAGCAATTGGAAAATTCAGCAGCTCAACCCCAACTCCACCTATTGGATCATTTTCTAGTGCCTTTTCTAATGCTTTTAGTTAATAAATAAATAAAACATGTCACAACAAAACAAAACCACATTACAAGCAGCTATCAATACTCAATTAGCTGATAACACTTCAGGTGATATCTCTGCAGCAGATATAAGAGATAATTTGATTAATATGACAGATAGCCTTTTATTTAATAGTGGCTCTCAAGGTATTACTGGATCTTTAACAGCAGATTCATTTACTGGTTCATTACAAGGAACAGCAACAACCGCTTCATATGTTTTAAACGCAGTTTCAAGTTCATTTGCTTCAACAGCATCATTTGTTCGAACAGCTCAAACAGCTTCTTATATTGAAACTGCTCAAACTGCTTCTTATGTTTTAAATGCAGTATCTAGTTCATTTGCTACATCTTCTTCATTTGCTGTGTCTTCTTCAAGATCAGTAACTGCTTCATATGCCTTAACTGCTACTACTGCTTCATACGCCTTAACTGCATCAATGTTGCTAGGTAGTGTTACTAGTGCTTCATATGCTTCTACCGCTTCATTATCTGAAGAAACTATAGGGGCTGGAGACCCAAATACATACCCAGCTGGTGGAGAAATTCAATTTAAAGGTGGTACTGGTCTTGGGTCCCCTAATGGAAAAAATACATGGTCATCTGCGTTTATGTGGAATCCTTTTAGTTCTGGTTTAACCGTTGGGGACCCTAATACTTCATATGGAAATGGTGCTTATTTCCTAGCTACAGGATATGACTCTATAGCAGAAGGAGACTATTCAGTATCCCATGGTTCTAGCTCTTATGCTAGTGGTATAGGATCATTTACTCATGGTAAAGCAATTATTGCATCAGGCCAATATTCCCATGCTGAAGGAAATAATACAACAGCCTCAGGACAGTATTCACACGCTGAAGGTCAAACAACTCAAGCTACAAGTCTTGCGTCACATGCCGAAGGAATTGGTACTGTAGCTTCAAATTATGGATCACATGCTGAAGGTCAAAACTCAATAGCCTCAGGTTTATATTCTCATGCTGAAGGAGGAGCAACACAAGCCCTTGGTAATTGGTCTCATGCAGAAGGTACTAATACAATAACCGTAGGATATGCTTCTCATGCCGAAGGTGAATCTACAATAGCATCTGGTTCTAACCAACACGTAGGAGGTCAATATAATACTCAAGGAGATGATAAATCCTTATTTATTATAGGGAATGGAACATCTGTATTTGCTCGTAAAGATGCATTTAAAGTAAGAATGTCTGGTTCAATCATCTTACCAACTACCCAATCATCTGCTCCATCTTGGACAGGTACAGATGGAGAAATGGTATTTGCAACAGTAACAGGAAATCATAGATTTTATGTTTGGATGGCTGGTGCCTGGAGATCAGGCTCACTATCATAATCTAGTTAACGTTTAATATTTATATCAAAATGGCAAAAGCAAAAGCACAATCAGCGGTTTCGTTTTTGAAGAAACCTCGCAAAAAAAGACCAGGAGTTCATGCAAAAAGCAAAACAAGCAAAAGCAAAAACAGCAAAAACTACGTTAAAACATACACAGCACAAGGTAGATAATGGCAATAATTCAACCATCACAGTTAGCAACAGGATCATACAGTATCTCAGGATCGTTTAGTGGCTCATTTCAAGGAAGTGGTGCCGGATTGAACAATATTCCTTCAAGCGCTATTGTAGGTTTAAGTTCTACTCAAATAGCTAGTGGAGCAGTTTCTGCTTCTGTTTCAACTGGTACTGGTTCATTTACTGTAACATCTGGTTCTAGTACATTTATGTTTGTATCTAGTTCTGGAAATGTTGGATTGGGAACTACTACACCATCTAGATTACTCCACGTTTCAGAAGGAGGTACAAGATTATCTCAAACTTTTAATCCAGGTGTACCAACTTTATATGTTTATCACGGTAGAACAGAAAATGATTCAACAGTACGTTTTGAAAATGCAAGTGGTGATAATCTATATTTTGGTGGAAATGGACTTTTTGTAACTGGAAATACTACAATAGGGAATGGAAGTACTACCCTTTCTGCTAGATTAGGTGTAAAAGGATCAGGTACAACATCTGCTACAACATCGTTGCTTGTACAAAATAGTACAGGTACAAATATACTACAAGTAAGAGATGATGGAGTATTAAGAGTAAATAGTATTGCTAATCTTGATGGAACAGGTCTTGTTAAAGTACCACAATATTTAGTAGCACAAGCAGATCCTTTTGTATTTAAAAATAGCAGTAATGTTGATATGTTGTATATGAGCACGGCTGCATCAAGTTTTCAAACTCCTGTAACATTAGGACTTAGTTTTGGTATCAATCCTAATGCATCTGCACAATTACAAATAAATAGTACCACAAAAGGCTTCCTACCTCCACGTACCGACTTAACATCCAACATATCTACACCTGCACAAGGTTTGATGACTTATGTTACCGCAAGTGCAACAGAAGGTTTATACTACTATAATAGTGGTTCTGCTGTTGGATGGCATAAAGTATTAACCAATAGTGGATCACAATCTATTTCCGGTTCCGTCAACCTAGACAATACATTATATGTAAGTGGAAGTAGAGTAGGAATTGGAACAAGTACTCCTTCGCAAACATTAGATGTTGTCGGAGTTGCTAAATTCAATTTAAGTGGTACTTCCGTTATTTTGAATAATCCCTCGGGAAGATATACAGATTTAGGTCTTGCAAATGCAGATTCAATTAAGTCATTTGTTTCATTAGACAATTCACAATTTTATCTTGATTTATATAGCGCAGCAAATTACGGACTTAGATTTTGGACAAACAATGCTGAATGTATGCGTATACCTGCAACAGGTAACGTCCTAATCAACACCACCACAGACTCAGGTTACAAACTTGATGTGAATGGTACTGCGAGGATGCAGGGGAATACAACGATTGCATTAAATCAAAATGCTACTACTAATCTATCGGTTGTAAATACGGACACAACAAATGCAAGTTCAAGAGCAAGGGTATCTGTAATAAGCGGAACTATTACTGGTTCAATGACTGCAATTATTGGGAATGATTTATATTTAGGTACTGACTCTGCACATAATGTAAATTTCACTACTGCAGGCACAACAAGATTTAATCTTAATAATTCATCAGGGAACGTAAGTATCGGAGTGCTTGCAAGCGATATGGGTGCAAGATTAGGTATTAAAGGTTCAGGCACAACATCTGCTACAACTGCTCTATTAGTACAAAATAGTAATAGTGAAACTACTATTATTGCTAAAAATGACAGAACTATAGGACTTGGTAGAAATGCATTTAATGGTGAAGGATATGGTGGTATTGCAATCGGATATCCTGATTTAGGAAACTTACAATACTCATCATATGATGCTCATACGTTTAATACATATAATGGTGCAGGTTATGAAACCGCTTTATTAATTAAAGGTAATGGTGCTTCTTCAAGAGTTTTAATAGGCCCATCTTCAGATACAACCTATAAATTCCAAGTTTCTGGTTCTAATTCTTCCGGTTCCGTTAACTTAGATAATACACTTTATGTAAGTGGAAGTAGAGTAGGGATTGGTACGAGTACGCCTAGTGGAAGATTTCACGTCAAAGGCTCAGTAGCTTCAGAAATATTTAAAGCAGAATCAACAATCGCAGCTTTATACGCACAATTTGTAAGTTCAGATGGAGCGTGTGAATTTGGTATATACACGGACGCATTATATTTTCAACCATTACCATCATTGGCTAATGGAACACGTTTTTTAAACGGAGCAAATACAATTATAATGCAACTCGCACAAACGGGCAACGTAGGCATCAACACCACCACAGACGCAGGCTTTAGACTTGACGTTAACGGGACTGCGAGGGTACAGGATAATTTGACTATTGCTAAAAATCAAAATTCCTTAACTCAAATTAATATAAGCAACACAACTTCAGGAAGTAGCGCAAGTCCTATTCTAAACTTAACTTCAGACGTTGCTTCGGGTATCTTTCAATTTGGAAAACAGTCTACTCTTACAAATGTTTATAAAATAATTGGAGCAAAAGACGGATTTATATACAACAGCACAACAGGTGGAGATATAGCAATACTTAACGACTTTGCTACGGGTAAAATTAAATTTGCAGCAGGGGGTTCTTCAACTACTCAAATGACTGTTGACTCAACGGGAAACATAGGTATAGGTACCCTAACCCCATCAGCATCTCTCCATATCTCAGGTGCTTCATCTGCTGCTCTATTAGAAATAGATTCACCCGCTGTAAATAATATATTATTTGTAACAGGTAGTGGTAGAGTAGGGATTGGAACAGGAACACCTGTGGTAAATTTACAAGTAGGAGATGGAACTAATGGTGCAAATAGTTTGTATGTTGGAGGTAATGTTAGTTCAACCCAAACAATTGGATTTGCTGTTAATGGTAGTACAGTATATCATGGTTTAACTTCAAACGCTAATACTGGAGAGTTTAGAATTGGTGCTGGATTTAATGGAGGTGGACATTACCTAGTTTTCTCATCAGGGAACAATACTGAACGTATGCGTATTGCATCTTCAGGCAATATTCTAATCAATACTACCACAGACTCAGGATATTTACTTGATGTTAATGGCATCTCAATTATGAGAGGAATTCTTGAAATTCAAAGTAGTTCTGGTTTGCGTATGCGTTCAAGTAGTGGAGCTGCTGCAACATCATTCAGGCCAAATGGTACCGATGCTGAAATAAGAACAAATGATGCAAGTGTAGCATCTGTATATTTTAATCAAAATGGTATTGTTGGTTTTAGTCAACAAGCAGCTTTTGGAAGTACAACAGCAAGTGCCACATCGGCTCAAGTACAAATAGACTCAACTACACGTGGCTTTCTCCCTCCACGCATGACCGGAGCCCAAGCAGAATTAATTTCTTCCCCAGCAGAAGGTCTAATGGTATATGCTACAAATGGAACCGGAGTTACCATCACAAGTAAAGGATGGTGGGGATATGATGGAGCTACTTGGGTTAAATTTAACTAATCTCAAACAATAATATATTTATAAACAAAATGGCAATTCAAGCAACTTCAAATTTTGAATACAATTACGGAACATATACAAACCCATATTTCCGTTTAGTTTTACATCTTCCATTAAGTGGAGGTGAAACCCCAGTAGACTGTTTTATGTACGCTTCAAAAGATAATTATGTATCTGGATCAAGTTACATTGCATGTTTACCATTTTATGTAGCAAACGCATCTGCATCTCTAGATAATACAGCAGATAATGTAGTAAACAAATATTTACTATATGTTACTGAACAAGTAACAGGTTCTTTAGAGACAATGGCTCCTGGAGCAACTTTTGATATTACTGAAATCCCAATGATCTAAAAAATATGACAACACAAACCACACCACAAGGAGGAGTAGCTATCGAACCGGTAGTTTATCCATTAAACCAAGGTACAGCTACATTTATGACTGTTCTAGTATTAAATTTTTCAACTGAAGCAACAACTTGCCAAACTTATTGGCAGTTGCTAACAGATGAAGGAAAACAACTTGCACAAGGAAATTATACGTTAACTGAAGAGCAATTTGCTGCTTGGGGACAAGATAATAACTACGTGAACGAGTGTGTAGCTGAAGCTATCGAGGTAACAATCCTATAACATTTAAATGGCACTTACATTAAACAAAATTGGAATTACAACAGGTAATACTGTTGAAGCATACCATGTAACTCAATCTATAGATGCTTTTGTAGGCACTGTAGCATATGATATTTCTTTATCTGGTTCGTTTAATGTAACTGGGTCTGTTACTAATGGTACTGCAGACAATGTAGCTAATAATTTTTCCCATGCCCAAGGTCAAATTAATGTAGCATCTGGTTATACATCACACGCAGAAGGATCTAATAATTTTGCTGTTGGTGTAGCATCACACGTTGAAGGTGCTCAAAATTATGCATTAGGAAATGCATCTCATGCTGAAGGTCAATTTGTTACTTCATCCGGAGGTTATTCTCATGCTGAAGGATACCAAACCATATCTTCTGGGTCACATTCCCATGCTGAAGGAAGTTCTACTAATGCAAAAGGTGATTATTCACATGCTGAAGGTGCAACTACATTAGCTTCTGGGCTTGCGTCCCATGCTGAAGGTAGACTTACCACCTCATCAGGTGATTATTCACATGCTGAAGGTGGAGGACCAAAATCTATTGGTGCTTATAGCCATGCCGAAGGAATAAATACCGTATCTTCCGGGGCATATTCACATGCAGAAGGAAGTAGCACATTCACCCCAGGATTAGCCAGCCATGCTGAAGGTCAATTTACTACATCTTCTGGACAAGCATCCCACGCTGAAGGGCAAAGTACTATTGCTCTTGGTGTAGCATCTCATGCTGAAGGTTACCAAACTATTGCATCAGGATCATTCCAACATGTTCAAGGGAAATTTAATACCCATGGAGATTCAACTTCATTAATGATTGTAGGAAACGGTGTAGATGATAGTACTCGTAGAGATGCTTTTAGAGTAAGAATGTCAGGCTCTATTGTTTTACCTACTACACAATCAGTTGCTCCAACATGGACTGGTACTGATGGAGAAATAGTTCCTGCTACAGTAGGAGGTGTTTATAGACTCTATATGTGGATGGGTGGTGCATGGAGATCAAGCTCATTTGCCTAATTAAACGACTTTTAATACATTTGTATATATTTATCAACAAAACCTAATAAATTTTTTAAATTATGTCAATCGTTTCAGAAAAAAAGTTCTTAACAGAAGAAGAAAAAAACACATTGAAAGAAATTCAAACAAACACTCAATCACTTATTGTTGAGTTAGGTGAAATTGAATTAATCAAAATCCAATTAGAAGAGCGTCACGCTAACGCTAAAAAATTCTTAGCCGAACTAGGTGAAAAAGAAAAAGAATTCACTCAATCGGTATTTGACAAATATGGTAAATCCAGTATCAACCCTGAGACTGGTGAAATTACTCCAGTAGAGTAATTTAGGCTAAAATACACCATATTTATAATAAAATAAATTATAATGGCAGAAACTGTTATTTCGTCACCTGGTGTATTAGCAATAGAGAACGATCAATCATTTGTAACTCAACAACCTGTACAAGCAGGTGCTGCTATCATTGGACCAACCGTAAAAGGTAAAGTAGGAATCCCTACTCTAGTAACCTCATATAGTGATTATTTAAATAAGTTTGGTGCTACTTTCCTTAGTGGAAGTAGCACCTACACTTATTTTACTTCTATTGCTGCTTACAACTATTTTAATAGTGGTGGTCCTTCACTTTTAGTAACACGTGTTGTAACAGGTTCATTTACTTCTGCTACTTCATCTTTTATTTCTTCTTCTGCACATGGTGCCGGTGCTCCTTATAATACTAGCCCATTTGAATTGGCTACTATTTCTAAAGGAGAAATTATGAACAGTACAGGCCCAACAGGAAACGTAGGAACCTTATTAAGTGGATCTGCAGACAACTTTAGATGGCAAATTACAAATGCTAATTCTAGTTCAGGTACATTTACATTATTACTTCGTCAAGGTAATGATAGTACAGTATTTCCTTCAATTGTAGAAACATGGGGTCCATTATCACTTGATCCATATTCACCAAATTATATTGAAAAAGTAATTGGTAATCAAGTAGAAAATGTAGCTGTAGATAACGGTGAATATTATATTCAAACATCTGGAAGTTATACTAACAATTCATCATATATTTACGTTAAATCTGTTAATCAACCTACACCAAATTATTTAGATAATGTAGGAAACCCAAAACCCCAATATACCGGTTCAATCCCAGTAAATGCAAGTGGATCATTTGGTAGTGCTGTTGGAAAATTATTTTACGGTGGAGATACTAAATTCTACGAAAATGTTACTTCTGCAACCAATATTCAAGGTACCCCAGCAAGTGCATACACCGAATCTATTTCTTTACTAGCTAATAAAGATGCGTTTAATTATAACTTATTAATTGCACCTGGATTAATGACTGATATGTCTGGAGTAGCATCAAGTGCTATTACTTCTATGGTTACTATTGCCCAAAATAGAGGTGACATGATGGTAGTATTTGATTCATCAAAATACAATACCCAAATCAATTCAGTATTAACAAATACCGCTGGGTATGATACATCATATGCTGCAACATATTGGCCTTGGGTTAAAACAGTAGATCCAAATACAGCAAATCAAGTTTGGGTTCCTGCTTCAACAATGATTCCTGGAGTATATGCCTTTAACGATAATGTAGCTGCACCATGGTTTGCACCTGCAGGAGTTAACAGAGGAATTATTACAGTTGCTACACAAGCAGAACGTATATTAACTCAAGGAAATAGAGACACATTATATCAAGCTAATGTTAACCCAATTTCTACTTTCCCTAATACAGGTATAGTAGTATTTGGACAAAAAACATTACAAAAAAGACAAAGTTCTTTAGATCGTATTAACGTACGTCGTTTATTAATTGAACTTAAAAATTATATTTCTCAAATAGCAGATACATTTGTATTCGAACAAAATAATGCTGTTACAAGAAATAATTTCTTAGCTATTATTAATCCATATCTAGCATCTGTACAACAACAACAAGGTTTAACCGCCTTTAAAGTAGTAATGGATGAATCAAACAACCCACCTTCAGTTGTAGATAATAATCAAATGGTGGGTCAAATTTATTTACAACCTACTAGAACGGCTGAATTTATCATACTTGATTTCAACATATTACCTACTGGTGCAACGTTTCCTGCTTAATAACATATTTTAAGGAAATTTTAGATATTTATAATAAAAAAATACAATGGCAAATTTTACAGTTTCCCCTGGAGTAGCACTTAGCGAAATAGATAATACTTATTTGACTGGACAACCTGTTCAAGCTGGTGCCGCTATTATGGGCCCAACAGTTAGAGGTCCAATTGAAACTCCTACCCTAGTAACTTCTTATTCAGATTTTGTAACAAAATTTGGAGACACATTTATTAGTGGTGGCCAGTCTTATTCTTATTTAACCTCAATTGCTGCTTACAATTATTTTAATTACGGAGGAACTTCATTATTAGTTGCTCGTGTAGTAACTGAATCAGCTAACTGGTCTTCAGCCCAAAGTACTACAATTCCTAACTATTTTACCTCAGCTTCATTTGTCCTAGAAACAATTTCTGAAGGTACTATCATGAACAACTCAGGTTCTAATGCTTTAGGAACAAACGGTACTTTAAATTCAGGATCAGAAAATAATATTCGTTGGGAAATCACCAACTCAAATACCGGATCAGGTACATTTAATGTATTGGTTAGACGTGGTAATGATACTGAAAGTAGTAAAGTTGTATTAGAATCATGGAATAACTTAACACTTGATCCTAATTCAAACCGTTACATTTCTCAAGTAATTGGTGACCAAGTATTAAATTATAATTCTGTTACTAACCAAATGGAACTATCTGGAAGTTATCCAAATATGTCCCAATATATTCGTGTTAAAGCAGTTAATTTCTCTACTCCAAATTATTTTGATGCAAATGGTACTGCAATATCTGCTTATACAGCCTCTATCCCACAAAATGGTAGCGGTTCAGCAGGTGGCTCATTTACCGGTGCTACTGGAAATGTAAACAATACTATCAATTTATATGATAGAATTTCAACTAACACTCAAGGATTAATTGGTGCTAGTTACAATAACATGATTGCACTTTTAAGTAATGCTGATGCATACCAGTATAACTTATTATTTGCCCCTGGTTTATTAAATGATACACATACAACTCAAGTTACAAACATTATCAATAATACAATTGCTAGAGGTGATAGCATGTATGTAATGGATTTAGGAGTATATGGTAGCTCAGTTGGAGCTGCAGTAACACAAGCACAATCTCGTGATACTTCATATGCTGCAACTTATTTCCCTTGGGTTCGTATTATCGATCCAGGAACCGGAAAACAAGTATGGGTACCAGCTTCAACAGTAATTCCAGGTGTATATGCATTTAACGATAAAGTATCTGCCCCTTGGTTTGCACCAGCAGGTATTAACCGCGGTGGATTAAGCACAGTTCTTCAAGCTGAATTGAAATTGACACAAGGTAATCGTGACACGTTATACAGTAATAATATTAACCCAATTGCAACGCTCCCTCAACAAGGTGTAGTAGTATATGGTCAGAAAACATTACAAAAATCTCAATCTGCTCTTGATCGTGTAAACGTACGTCGTTTAATGATTGAATTAAAATCATATATTAAACAAATTGCAGATACAGTAGTATTTGAACAAAATACAATTCAAACTAGAAATTCATTTATCGCAAGAGTAACTCCGTTCTTAGAAGGAATTCAACAAAAACAAGGATTATACGCTTATAAAGTTGTTATGGATGATACAAATAACGGCCCTGCAGTAATTGATCAAAACCAATTAATCGGTCAAATTTATATCCAACCAACACGTACAGCTGAATTCATTTCGTTAGATTTTATCTTACTTCCTACAGGAGCTGAATTTCCAGGATAAAAATTGAAAAATTAGATATTTATAATAAATAAAAATAGAAAACAAATGGCAATTTTAAATCCAAACGAAATATTTTTTACAGCGTTTGAACCTAAACAAACAAACCGTTTTATCCTTTATATGGATGGCGTTCCATCATATTTGGTAAAAGGTGTAAGTGCAGTGAATTTATCACAAACTGCAGTTGCTCTCAACCACATTAATGTTCAACGTTATGTAAAAGGAAAAACCATTTGGAATACAATTACATTCACATTATATGATGCAATTACACCTTCTGGTGCCCAAGCAGTAATGGAATGGGTTCGTTTACACCACGAATCAGTAACAGGCCGTGACGGTTACTCAGATTTCTACAAGAAAGATATTACATTCAATGTTATCGGCCCTGTAGGTGATATCGTTTCTGAATGGATTGTTAAAGGAGCTGTTATTACAAGTGCTAACTTTGGTGATTATAACTGGGATGATGATGGAACTCCAACAAATATCACAGTTGAAGTACAACCTGACTACTGTATCTTGAACTACTAATATTAGGTTAAACAATAGATATATAAGAGCTCCATTCTTCCTTTCTTTATCCCTCTTCCTTC